TATAGGAGAGGCTATTACAGTTGTGTTAAGAAGTATGCAACACATGTGAGAGTCTATCTAAATGTTAAGGATGATATCAGAAGACGTGAAAGAATATCTTCTAAGAGAGCAGAGATGGAGCGTAAGTTCAGAGCAGAAGAGCTACGACACGAACGAGAAATGGATGATATATATGATTGTTATAAATGGTGGATACGATGAGTATAAAATTAGATGTAGTATGTAGTGTCTTTGATGGAGAGAGTTGTGGTCAGTTGGCTCTTAACAGAGCAGGTATAGAGTATGAAGAGTATAATGCGGCAGAGATTGATCCATATGCTATTCAAATAACTCAAAAGAATTTTCCTGATACGATACAACTAGGAGATGTTTGTGGTGTGGTAGCCAAAGACTTGCCAAAGGTAGATTTACTTTTGGCAGGTTCACCATGTCAAGGATTTAGTTTTGCAGGTAAACAATTGGCATTCGATGATCCAAGATCAGCATTGTTCTTTGAGTTTGTTAGATTGTTAAGAGAACTAAAGCCTAAGTATTTTCTACTAGAGAACGTGCGTATGAAGAAAGAGTATCTTGATATAATTACAGATCAAGTATCGTCTTGTTATACTCCTGATGAGGTAGACGATGAGTTTGTAGATATGTTTGGTAATGTTAGAATAGAACCAATACTAATCAACAGTGCATTGGTCAGCGCACAAAACAGACAGAGATATTACTGGACCAACATACCGAATGTTCAACAGCCTGAAGATAGAGGTATAGTCTTGAGAGATATCTTAGAAGATTATACAGATGATGTGTATCTTGCAGGTGAGAAGCTACAGAAGAATTACAAAGGCGGTAATCAATTGAATCCTAATTACAAGAGTCAAGCCAATACCATACATGATATAGATAATAAATCAGGTACGATATGTGCAGGAACACATGGCTATGCCAATGGGTATGTACCTACACCAAAACAGGTAGGCACAGCAGTGGACATCAAAGGTTATGATATAATTAAGAGAGTCTACTCACCTGATGGTAAGTCACCTGCTCTTACTACAATGCAAGGTGGCCATCGACAACCTAAAGTTGTGACAGGTGCATGGCGAGGTAGGTACAACAAAGATGGATCAACCACACAGAGATTAGAGCTACGTAAAGATGATAAGACCAATACTCTTACGACAGTACAGAAAGATAACGTGGTAGTAGATCAAGAGATGAGGTGGAGAAAGCTTACACCACTAGAATGCGAGAGACTACAGACAATACCTGATAACTATACAGAAGGTGTCAGTAATACACAGCGATACAAGATGCTCGGAAATGGGTGGACAATCGATGTGATTTCACATATACTAAGTAATATTAAATAAATAAACAAAGGAGAAAGGATATGATTTATTCTGATTATATAGCTTCGATTATACAGAAGACTTTAAAAGACGATACTAAAATTGTCTCTGAAGTTGGTTACGTTGATTCAAGCGAGTCCAATATTGTTAGAGGACCATTTAAAAAGAAGATAGAACTAACAGATATGTATGGTACTCAGTACCTTGTAACAATACAAGAGACTGAATATACTAGTCCTAAAGGAAAGGTGTACTCTTATGATGTCTGAAAAAGAACAACTTCTAATATACATTGAAGAAATCAATATAGAAGTAAGGATACTTCAAGATATGAAACGTGTTAAATGTATTAAACTTGCTATGATTGAAGCAAACGAGAGCTACAGTAAGGATAGCGATGACTACCACGCATTTATACACCAAAGAATTGATGACTTAATGGGAGAAATAAAATGGCAAAACTAAAAGCACTGATGATGGATGCAGAGAATGCGGTACTGCATGTGGCTGATGCTGCATGGGATAAGGTTAAAGATGACTTACCTCTGGTATGGAGTAAGCAACAAAAACCTAACCACGTTGAACAGTTCATACGTAATGTGGTCCAAGCACTGAAAGATGTAGATCATCCTTTAGCAGATAGTGCAGCTGTAGAATACATAGCCTATCAGTATGTTAGGCAAGAGATCTACGGCTATGATTACGATGAGTGAACGACAACACACTCTTATTTGTTGTCGCAATAGTGAGGAGATAGTATTATGGATAATATAATACAAGTTGATCAAACAAGAAATGAAAACTATGGTAAGTTCTATAACATGCTGGGCCTTTTAAAAGGTAAGTATGGTAGAAGAATAAGACGTAGCAGGTGGCAAGTATTGCGCACTGGATTAGGAACTGAGTTCCAATTTGGTAGAAGATATTTCACCATTAAACTCGTTTGATTTATAACCCCTGGTGAGAACACCAAACTATAAATTAGTTAAAGCTTCGGTAGGATTTGGTAGGTATATAACTAAAACTTATATAGGAAAAAGCTATGGATATCAATGACTTAGATAAAGAGATTGACGATATGTTCGATAAGTTTAACAACACATTAGATGTAAATAACTTTGGATTATATATAGATCCTCAGCCCCTGAACCCTGATGATGATGTTGAGATCGAACAAGATGATGAGACTAAAGAATTAAATTTTAGTTGACATCGATATGTTCGTATGGTACAATCTATATATAATATATAATATATATAATTAATATAAGGATTATAAGAACTATGAACAATAATGTTATAAGTATTAAAGACTCTATAAAATCTAAAAGACATACATATTTTATAGACTTTATAGACTGGAAGAATTATACTCTTGTAGTCGATGCAAAGAATGAACAAGAAGCTATAGAGATAGTGAGTCATAAACTCAATAACAATGAGTTAGATGATTTGATACCTACTAAGCACTTGTTTGAAATATTAAAAGTACAAACCACTAGTGAGGAGGAATAATAAATGGAAACTTATTTTGTAGATGTTAAAGTAGTAGGCCACTGGTACGAAAGGTATGAGGTTGAAGCAGAATCAGAAGACGATGCAAAAGATCGTTGGAATGATGGTGATCATCTTGAATCATACGAGCATTGTGGTAATGAAAGAGAAGTTGTTGAAGTGGAGAGGTATTGACATGATTAAGTATTCGTTTCACATTCTTTCATTCGTTTTATTAATCATGCTTTTAGTTATGGGAGCTATACAACAATGAACATATTTTATTTTTATGATTGTCCAAAGAAAGCAGCACAAGCACAGCCCGATAAGATGTTAGTCAAGATGCCTTTAGAAACAGCACAGATGTTATGCACAGCACACCGAGAGTTAGATGGTGATGAGTATGCAGATGAGGTAGGTCTATACAAAAGAGCATACTGGAATCATCCTTGTACAATCTGGGCCAGAGAAACACATAGTAATTATAGGTGGTTGTATAAACACTTCTTAGCTTTAGGCGAAGAGTACACTTTTCGTTATGGCAAAACACATAAAAGCGTGGATAATTTGTATAAAGGTTTAGACCAACTTCCAAAAAACATTCCTTTAGATGCTATGACACCAGTTGCACAAGCCATGCCTGATCAATACAAAGACGATGATCCTATCAAAGCTTATCGCAACTATTGTATCAACGAAAAAGATTACGCTAAGTGGGATCAAGGCAGAGCCAAGCCTGCATGGTGGACCTTATGAACACTACTGATTACACCTGGAATGGTTTGAATCTTAAACTCAAAGGGCTTGTAGAAGCACGAGAATACTTGAGGCAGTTCAAGGATATGTCAGTGGTGATTCGTCTTGACAATCTTAAAGACTTCAAGCTGCTAACGAAGGCTAAGTTCAAGATGCATGGCCTTAAAAGAATAAAGATTGTGGATGGTTTGAAACATCCAAAGAAATTCTTTTATGATTACACACAAAGAAACAAATAAAACTTGACAGATTTAAAATCTGTCCTTACAATACTAGATACGAAGAAATATAAATGATGAGAAGTGTATACTCACTACGAGTCGTGTAATATAAGCAATACAATACTACACTATACCTATACACAGGTCGCTTAGATACACCTGTTTCTACAACAGGCGAGTGCGTGAGGGCATTCGTGACTCCATAAACCCTCACACTTTCTCTATTATATTTCATTTAGTTCTTGACATTGGGATTGGATTCCTGTATAATCCACCTAATGTTTAACAACAATAACTTCTTAAAATATGGAGGACCTTATATGATAGAAGAAGGAATCGCTTATTGGGTAAGCGCAACAAAACCCAACGACACCTTTGATCCACCTACCTATCAGTGTACTCTAGTAGTAGACAAAGAAACTGCTGCTAAGTATGAAGCTGATGGTCATAAGATCAAAGAAATTGACGAGCAACCTGCGTTGTTTTTCAAAAAGTATTACCTAAGACCAGATGGTTCTACTAATCCACCAGTACGTGTTGTGGATTCAGCTAAGAATCCTTTTGATCAACCAATAGGTAATGGTTCTAAAATAAAAGTTCAGTTTCAACCTAAGACTGTTGAGAATAAGTTCGGAACTTTTAATCGTTTAGACCTTCAAGCAATACAAATCATTGATCACGTTCCATACAGTGACGGAAGTGAAGATGAGTTTGATGTTCTTGATGGCGCTGATGATATTGAATTTTAATAGGAGTTAGTAATGAACGAAGAACAAAAACCTTACATTGAGATCGATGGAGTACAACTAAACGTAGATGATTTACCAGCAGAAGGACAAGCCATCTTTGGTAGACTTCAAAGACTCAATCAAAAGAAAGCAAACATGACTCTTGATTTGGAAGAGATACAAGCGAGTATTAATTTCTTTTCCAGTCGAATCGTAGAGCTTGTCAACAACGAAGGTGCAGAAGAATCTGAAGTTGACATCGAAGAGACAGATGCTTTTCCTCCTGAAGAGGACTAAAAGTCTAGAAGCTAAGTTGGACTTAAAATATAATAGCAACACAGGTAAGAAGTACCTAACTGGAAGAACGATTAACTGAGATTCCTGAGAAACTTCGGTAGGTGGTAGGTAAAATGAGTGAGGGAGCAAACAAGATGAATACAGAATTTGTAGATTTTCATAAGCCTTGTCCTGTTTGCAATAGTAGTGATGCTTGTTCAGTCAATGAAGATGGATCAGCTAAATGTTTTAGTTGTAATACTTTTATACAAGACTACTATAATAAAACAGGTGAGGATAGACCAATGAAACAACAAGGAACAGTTACAAAACTAAAAGACAAACAACACTATGCTCTAGAAGTACCTAGAAATGGTATCTTTTCTAAGATAGACCATAGAAATATAGCTGAGAAAACAGCAAGGAAGTATGGTGTTAAAGTAATCAATGGTCATGATGTCAGAGGAAAGCCAGTAATAAAAGCACAGGTATTTCCGTACTACTCTGATAACAAACTAACTGCGACCAAAGTTAAAACAGAAACAGCACCTGGAACTAAGAAAGATTTCCGTATCACAGGTGAAATCTCTGAGAGTGGTTTGTTTGGTGAACAGTTATTCAAAAGCAAAGGCAAGTATCTTACCATCGTTGAAGGTGAGTTCGATGCTCTAGCTGCATACGAAATGCTAGGATCTAAATGGCCTGTAGTCAGCATCAAGACAGGTGCAGCAGGTGCAGTCAGAGATATTAAAAATAGTTTAGAGTTTGTTGAAAGCTTTGACACTGTTGTAATATGTTTTGATAGAGACAAGGCAGGTCAAGAAGCAGCAAAGAAGGTAGCTAGACTACTCACACCTAACAAAGCTAAGATCATGCGCATTCCTAATGGTTATAAAGATGCCAATGACATGCTCATTGAAGGAGCTAAGAGCGCATACAATCAATCTTGGTGGGAAGCTAAGACATATACACCATCAGGTGTAATCAATGTCTCTGACTTTAAGAATAAGTTTATGAACAGGGAAAAGAAACCAAGTGTTCCTTATCCTTATGCAGGATTGAACAAGAAATTATATGGCTTGAGACAAGGAGAACTTGTCACCTTTACAGGTGGTACAGGTTTGGGTAAGTCTTCAGTCACTCGTGAGTTAGAACATTGGCTCATTAAAAACACAGAAGATAATGTAGGTATCATTGCACTTGAGGAAGATCCTAACAGGACCATCAGTGGTATCTTATCCATTGAAGCCAACGCAAGATTGTACATTGATCAAGAGCTGGAAAGATTTTCAAAAGAAGAACTGGATAACTACTTCGATATACTTTACAACGGAGACAACGAGAATCGTGTATGGATTCATGCACACTTTGGCGCTAACTCTATCGAAGATATCTTTTCTAAGTTAAGGTATATGATTGTTGGTTGTGGATGCAAGTGGATAGTTGTTGATCACTTACACATGTTAGTATCAGCCACCATAGAAGGTGATGAACGTAGAGCAATCGATTCAATCATGACTAGACTAAGATCTATATGTGAAGAAACAGGTGCAGGTATGATACTTGTGTCTCACCTTAGACGAGTAGATGGCAACAAAGGACACGAGAATGGAGTCCAAGTAAGTCTCAGTCACTTGAGAGGATCACAATCCATAGCACAACTCAGTGATTGTGTCATAGCCTTAGAAAGAAACCAACAAGCAGATGATCCTGAAGAAGCCAACACTACACAGCTTCGAGTGTTAAAGTCTAGATACACAGGTGATGTTGGTCTAGCTGCTAAGTTAGTTTATGACAGAGAAACAGGAAGATTAAAAGAAAAACCTTTGGAAGATTTTGAAGGTGATGATAACGATTTGGAGTTCAATGACTATGCGTAGATTAGTATTCGACATTGAAACCGATGATTTAAATGCTACCAAAATTTGGTGCATTGTCGCTCAAGATGCTGATTCTGGCCAACTATATAAGTTCGCTCCTCACCAGCTAGAGTCAGGTCTTGAGTTGCTTCAGTCAGCAGATACATTAATAGGTCATAATATTATAGGCTTTGATGTACCTGTTGTTCAAAGACTAACCAATGTTGATCTAACAACTAAGAAACTTATAGATACTTTAGTGCTTTCTCGTTTGCTTAATCCAATCAGAGAAGGTGGACACAGTCTAAATATGTGGGGCTACCACCCATCTATTAATCTTCCTAAGATAGACTTTGATGATTACAGTAAGTATTCAAAAGAAATGATGGACTACTGTGTAAGAGATGTCCAAGTGAATAAGCTAGTGCTTGAACAGTTACGCAGAGAGGCAAGAGGATTCTCTAAAGAATCTATTGAATTAGAACATGCAGTAGGAGACATCATTAAACAACAGGAAGTAAATGGTTTTGAATTTAATAAACCTAAGTCTGAAAAACTATTAGCTGAACTATACAAACGAATGGTAGAAGTAGAAAACGAAGTACATGAAACATTCAAACCTAAAACAGTACGTGAAGAAATTGTACCTAAACATACACAGACAGGTGCGCTCTCTAAGTTGGGCCTCAATCTTGAGACAAGAAAAGGAGTATATCTTTCTTTAGAAGAACAAGATATGTTTGCAAAAGGAGAGAAGAAGATCATTCGTACACACGAAGAACCTTTTAACTTAGGATCACGCAAACAAATAGGAGAATACTTACAAGACTTTGGTTGGAAACCTTATAAGTTTACACCTACTGGTCAGCCTGTTGTGGATGAGAAGATGCTTAGTCGTATCAAAGATATTCCAGAGGCACAGCTCATCGCTGAGTTCTTATTACTACAGAAACGAATTGCACAGATAGAATCCTGGATCAAGGCTGTTGAAGAAGACAACAGAGTACATGGTTTTGTGATACCTAATGGTACAATCACAGGTAGGATGAGCCACAGAGCGCCTAATATGGCACAGGTTCCATCTTTAAAGAGTCCATATGGTAAAGAATGTAGAGCCTGTTGGATTGTAAAGAAAGGATATAAATTAGTAGGTATCGATGCTTCAGGTTTGGAGTTAAGGATGCTTGCACACTACATGAAAGACGAGGAATTTACAAATGAAATTATTAACGGAGATATCCACACGAGGAATCAAAGAACTGCAGGACTTCAATCAAGAGATCAGGCAAAAACTTTCATCTATGCACTCTTATACGGAGCAGGAGATGCTAAGATTGGACAAGTGGTTGGAGGAAGCAAGAAAGATGGAGCTAGACTTAAAGAACGCTTCTTTGCTAATCAGCCTTCATTTAAACGACTTAGAGAGAGAGTTACAAAAACAGCAGCGAAAGGTTTCATCAAAGGATTAGATGGTCGTAAGATATATATTAGAAATGCACATGCATCTTTGAATAGTTTACTTCAAGGCGGTGGCTCAATCGTAATGAAGAAAGCATTGGTCTTCTTAGATATGAATGCTAAAGACGAAGGCTTAGATTATAAGTTTGTTGCTAACATACACGATGAATGGCAAGTCGAAGTAAAGAACGAACACGCAGAAGATTTTGGAAAGCTTGCAGTACAAGCACTTAAAGATGCAGGCAATTACTTTAACATGAACTGTCCTTTGGATGGTGAATACAAGATAGGAGAAGACTGGAGTGAAACTCATTAGAGATGAAGTTAATTCTAAACAGCTTGATTTAAGTGAAGAGTTTAAAATCACAGAAGAAGATTTAGCTGAGTGGGCAGGAAAAACAGATGCGTCAGAGGACTCAAACAGAAAAGGTGACCTTGCTGAATACTATGCAGTCACTTGGTTATGGGATAATGGTTATGAAGTTTTTCAAAACTCAGGCTGTACTGGACCAATAGATATGATAGCTATGACTAAAGAAGGTGACGTTAAATTGATAGATGTAAAAACAGCACAACCCGATCATAGATGTAAAACAGGAAATAGAGTTCAGTTTAAAGCAGGCAGAACAAAACTACAAATAAAACTAGGAGTACAGTTTTTACTTTTTAATCCTGACAATAGAGAGCTAAGATTTGCGGAGCATAAGATATGAAAAAGAAAACATTAGATACACTCGTACAAGATATATACGACAAACTTGATACCCTTACAGAAGGAAAGTCATTAGATGTTTCAGAAGAAACAGCTACAGCTTTCGGTGAAGCAATGAAGAATGCTTTACTGCATTGGTCTGGAGAACATCCTGTTAATAAACCTACCTTGAGAATGTCAAACGTAGGTAAACCCAGCCGTCAGCTTTGGTACGATATGAAAGCCACAGATCAGAAAAATTCTTTCTCTGCTGCAACACAGATTAAGTTTTTATATGGTCATATTCTGGAAGAAGTTGTTTTGTTTTTAGCTAGACTAGCAGGCCACGAAGTAACTGATGAACAAAAAGAAATTAAAGTATCTGGTATCAAAGGACACATGGATTGTAAGATTGATGGTGAAGTTGTAGATATTAAGACAGCTTCAGGTTTTGCCTTTAAGAAATTCAAAGAAGGTACACTACCTGACGATGATCCTTTTGGTTACATGGCACAGATAGCAGGCTACGAAGAAGCAGAAGGTACACAGCATGGTGGCTTCTTAACTCTTAACAAAGAGAACGGAGAGCTTGCTTTGTTTAGACCACAAGATTTAGACAAGCCTAATATCAAACAAAGAATTAAAACACTTAAAGCTCAAATAAAGAAAGACACACCGCCTGAATTGTGTTATAATCCAGTACCTGATGGTAAATCTGGCAACATGAAAATTGCTAGAGGTTGTACTTGGTGCAGACATAAGTTTGTTTGTCACTCAGATGCCAATGAAGGCAAAGGTTTGAGAGTGTTTAGATACTCTAAGAAATTAGAATACTTGACACATGTTGTAAAACTTCCAAGAGTTACAGAGGTTACAGATGAATGGCAAAAAAGTTAAGAGGCTACGTAAGAAAGGCAAAGAAATATTAGTTGATTGGTTGCATTCTATTGTACCTACTGAAGAAGATAAAAAAGAAATTACAGTTGATAATCTTGAGTCTTATCTTTCTGATCAAACACACATATACACAAACAGAAAGTTTTTACTCAGCGCTTATTCTCTTAAATGGATTTACAAG